TGAATAGTAATAGTATAGACATAGAGAAGTATAATAGTATAGAGATAGATAGACATAACACTATGGGAGATAAAGATTTCATAGAGTGGTGTAAACAATATAACATAGGTAGTAGAGTAGAAGTAGTAAGTGAACAAAGACTTAAAGCAAATGAGTTAATGTCGCAGTACACTAAATACACAAACTACATAAGTAAAAGAAATTAGATTTGGTTTTCTAATGTTTTCATTTTTTTTATTTTAATTACAAAGAGCTCCTAATCATAGGATGAACCGATGGCGTAAATGTCATCGGTTTCTTTGTGCTTATTCGTGCCGCAAACAGTTACGTGTAGCTCAACGCAATTGCGCACTCTTTATTTCGGGTCGGATACGTGCGAATACCGGGGACCAATTTTTTTGCTATGGACGCAATTTTGACATGATGTATGATACACACAAAGTGAAAATAGGTGTTTTTCTTTTACCTAAGTGATACTTATCTATACGATATCGGAATTAGTTGACTTATTTTTTAACCAAACTAAATTAAATATGAAAGTATTAGATTTCGTTTTACACTATCCGTTTTGGGTAGGTGTATTAGTAGGGTGGAAGTTGATACCTTACGCAGTGACATTTGTGAAAAGGTTTATTAAATTATAAACTGAGAACCCTCTACTTAAAATGTAGGGGGTTTTTTTATTTACAAATAAGATATTTATTAGTATGAAATTAAAAGAACTATTAGTAAAGATGTATGAAGGTAATTGTGAAAGATTGCCAGATGAGAGTGATGAAGATTATCTAACACGTTGTAGTAATTCAGTATTCAATCTACCAGGTAATATCTCACAAAGAAGTAACCTACCTAATGTAATGAAAAAGAAAATTGTAATTCCTATCCCTATTAAAGAAAAATAAAAATGATAAAAGAAAGTGTATATGTAGAAGCGGCAGATGCATTTGGCACATCAATTGGAATTGCACATATTATTGGATTTAAGAATAAGAGTGAACAAATAAAAGAAGAAGGTATAGAATCCTTTAAGACAATAGAACCAGATTTAGAAGTGAACTATATCATTTTAGATGCAATAGATGAAAACAAATACCAAGAACTACAAAGAGAGGTATACAAGATAAAACAAAAAGGAGATAAAAGATTAAAAGAAAAAACAATTTATAGAAAGGCTTTAGAAATAGTATTATATGGCAAGAAATGATTTAAAGGTTAACCCTCAAAGATATGTAAAGATTAGTGAAAGGTTTTGGCAAGTTACAGCGTCTCCTGCTATTGAACCAGTTTTCATCGCAAGAACATCTATATTGAAAGATTTAACACCGGTATTAAAAACGGAAGGTTTTGTTATACAATTGGATAATCAGTATTTGCTCTCACAAAAAACATTAGATTTAATATTACAAAGAGATTCACCACACTACTCAATAGAAGCAAATGGTGATATATTAGGAGTACAAATAGGAAAATCTATACCCGTTCTTAAAATTGACCTAGCTCCAGTATACCAAACAGCAGAGTATAGACAAAGATTAGATAATAGTGCAGCAATTAAATTTGCAGAGTGGTTATACTTAGGAGATAAACACCCAATATATGATGTTCCTTTAAGATTAATAAATTGGATTGACTATATGTTAACCGATAAAATGGTATCCCCTACCGAAACCTTTGAGATATATGAGTTCGCATTAGAATTAGAAGTGCTACAAAAAGAAATTGATTCATTTGCTACGGAGATAACATGGAATCAATCATCAGGCTCCATTATAATTGCAAACGATAAAACTACTAACTATATAACAAAGGTAAATGGTTACTTAGATGCACTTAGAAGAGACTTTGATTCTATTGTAAAAGTTTATTCATTAGGTATTATTCCTCCTGATAATGGAGACTCATTTACAAGAACTACCAATAAGATAGTGACCGATGAAATAGAAGGTGTGAATAGAGTGGTAACACTACAATCTGCTGAAGTAGCTAGTATAACACCAAGAACCACACCAACACCAACACAAGTTTAATAATCACTATTTATTTCAAACGCAAACATATGCTAAAGTTACTAAGTGAAAAAATCGTTAAGTTATTAGAGAACATAGGAGTAGTGATGAGAATCATTGCATTCGGTACTCTTTCTATTATGGGCCCGTCTACTCCTTTCTTACTTATGTGGATATGGAATACCATTGATGCAATCATTCTAACTTATTGTGCATGGGAGAGAAGTAATAGAGCATACCTTATTCTAAATATTTTTTGGATGTTAGTCGGACTTATAGGTATATACACATCAATTTTTGGAAATGCAATCACCCATTAAGTCTATATCGGACATTATAACCTGTATACTACTCATTCCTGTCATTTTGGTTGCCTTCATTGGTCTAACTATGTATTGGGTGTGTAAGTTTCCATTTTGGTACATAGAGAGGAAAGAATGGTGGAGGAATCACAAATAGAGGTATACTATCAATAGAGGTACGATATTCTTATTCCAAAAATTTTCTTAAAAAACGACCTTTCCCCCAACCCCCACACCCCTTCATATGACGAAACTCATATAATGTATATTTGAAAATCTAAAATATTTATCGTATATTTATTCTTTATTAAAAACAAATAATAGTTATATTTATAGGAGAATATAAACAAACAAAAACAAATAGTATAATATGAAGGCAGTATTAATATCTACGGATTACATTAAAACAGCAACGGGTGAATATAAGGTTTTAGAAATAAATACAAGTACAAGAATCGTAGCGGCCGATAATGAAGGAAATCTACCGGGATTAGACTGGTCAAATCTAACTACCTTTATCCAAACTAATGGATTTACAAATGTACATTGTATAATACCAATGTACGATAAAGGGTTTGCAACTAAATTAAGTGAAATATGTGATAACATTGGTGGAATTACATTTCTTTCACATGAAACAAGTGGTACTTCAATTACTGTTCCATATATTGAAGATAACGAAACTACTCTTATTTTGAGAGTTTCATATGATACTACTGCAATTGTTGATGATGAGTATTGTAGAGATAATTATTCTTTCTTAAGAGCAATTAATGAATTAACAACAAAACCAAAAACTTACATACCAAACATATCCGACGATTTTGAAAATTTATCAGAATTTAACTATACATTAGATTTACCGAATTTTATTATTAAAAAACGATATCCAAATTATGATAAAAATGAATTCCCTAAATTATATAAAGTACAAAATTTAACCGAACTAACACAATTAAAAGGGTTAGTTAATGTTAATACGGAATTTTTACAAGAATTTACAAATTCAGAAATTCTATCAAACAAAAGAAGTATTATCAGAGGAATTGATATAATATATGGTTCTAATTTAGATGTAATTAGTATGGGTGGATATAAAGTACTTCATGCAATCACAGAAAATATATGGAGTAACACATTTGGAGATTTAGGACTATTAGCTAAAAAAGATAGACCAAAATATATTACATATTACTCACCAACATCCGATAGAGCTACATATATTTACGATGAAGACCAAGAAGTTTTAATGGCGGATGGTAGTAGAAAATCATTTGCGGAATTAGAAGTGGGTGATTCTGTAAAATCAATAAATATCCCATCATTACCAGTAAATGAGACCGAATATAAAGTGGAGGAGTGGACAGGTAGTCATACTGATTTCACTACAAATTTTGCAGTTAGTGAAACAGCTATTGTTGTAAAAACTACACAAACAACATCTGATTTATTTATTAGAATTACATTAGAAGATGATATTGTATGGGATGATTTACCCGTAACCCACCTTCTTGTTAAGAATGATGATGTTATAAGATTTAAAAATGTTAACAATTTGCAAATTGGTGATGTATTAGAATTATTTAGTACGGAAACCGAAACTATTGTAAATAAAACAATTACTAATTTAGAAATATTATTTAAAGAAAATGAAGTAGTTGGAACTATGGATGTTGAACCTTTAGATTTGTTCTTACCATTAGTAACAAACTCATTCGCTATCGTTCAACACAATGCATGTAATGCAAACTTTTGTTCAAGTTTCGGAGGACAATGTTACAATTATGGTAAATGTGGTGATTGTGGATATTATCAATGTGCTAAATAAAAAATATTAATTATGGAAATTATACAAAACGAAATCGTTGAATTAACAATTACAGAGAAATCAGAAATTGCAACAATATTTCAAAATATTATAACAAATATAAAAACTGATATTACAAATCAGTAAAAATATTTGGTAATTCAATTTTTTTTTATTATATTAGTGTTATGGGATTTAATTTAAAAACTATATCACAATCTTGGTTTGATTCGTACTTTGGTACCGATTCTCAAAGGGAATTGGCTAAAGAAAGATTAGGCATATGTGAAACTTGTCCGTCAAAAAAAGAACTTTTTAAGAATCAAAATTGGTCAGTTGTATGTGGTGAATGTGGTTGCCCAATTAATAAAAAAATATTTTCTAAAAAAATAAAAGAATGTCCATTGGACAAATGGAAAGAAGTTGATTCTAATTCTATTATTTTCTCAAAAAAAGTTATATGATAGAATCCATATATGGTTTTTTAAATGATGTGGAATTGAGTTTAGTAGATACATTTTGTTTAAATTTTAAACAAGAAGATAATCCACGTCCCACTAATTATTACAATAGAATGTTTCTAAATAAAGAAACAGATTTAATTGATTATCAAAATAAAATAAAGAACCACTTATTCCAAAAATATGGTATTACATATGAAGTAGAAGGTATTTGGATAAATAAAGTAACACCAGATACAAATAAAGATGACGAATTTCATTTAGATAATAATGCGTTAACAATCGTTACTTATATAAATGATAATTTTATAGGAGGGGAATTTGAATATTTTATATTAGGAATTAAACCAAATCAAAAAATAAATCCAAAAAGAAATTTAAGTTTAATTACAAACGATAAATTACCACATAGAGTATTGCCTGTAATTACAGGAGAAAGATATTCAATTGTGGTTTTTTGTGTTATACCAAATAAAGATAAAAAAACAATGTTATGATAAAGATTAATATCAACAATGAAATTGATATATATAAAACTACATTAGATTTTAATTCAAATTTTGATAAAAATTTATTTATTGATAAATTAAAAATTGTTGATACATTAGTAGATGCGTCCCTTCCAGCTAAAAAAACACCAGGTAGACAAGCCGCTTTATCTGAAATGTATATGCCTGAATTAAATTTTATAAAAGATAATATATCTAATTTATTATCAACGGAATTTAATGTTAGTAATAATTTTATTATGAAAACATGGGTTTATTATAGTGATAGTGATAATGGTTATAGTGGATACCACACACACGAAACATTGCACCCAAGGCCAACAACGGCCGTTGGTAAGGTAAAAACGAATTATACATTTACATATTACCTACAAATGCCAAATAATCTTAAAAATGATGAAGGAAAGTTATTTTTAAAAACGAAATCTGGATTTGAATTTGGTATATTACCAGAAGAAGATGATGTTTTTATATTCCCGGCCGACCTAGAACATAGACCTGAAACCAATCCCAATTCAACTAAATCCAGAATTGTTATTGCCGGTAACACTGCTTTTTTTGATGAACATTTGAGAAAAACAGAAAAAAGCGTTTTATAAATGAATATCGTTATTGTAGGAGGAGGAACTGCCGGATGGATTACTTCTTTATTTTTACTTTCAGAATATAAAAATAGTAATATCACAGTTATTGAAAGTGATGTTATTGGTATATTGGGTGCAGGAGAAGGCTCAACACCACTAATGAAAAAATTCTTAAAGAAATGCAATATTGATGAAAACGATTTCATTAACAAAACGAAATCTACTTTTAAATTGGGTATTGATTTTGAAAATTGGAATGTTTGCAACAAATCGTATAAACATCCATTTATAAATGATTCCAAAGCATATCATTTTGATGCAAGACTAATTGCAGAATATTTTAAACAAATATCAATTAATAGAGGTGTAACTCACATAAATGGAATTGTAAAATCTTTTGTTCAAAATGATAAAAAAGATATTACCAATTTGGTATTATCGGATGATACAACAATACCAACTGATTTTGTATTTGATTGTTCAGGATTTCATAGATTACTAATCGGGAAATTATATAATTCAAATTGGGTTTCGTATTCAAATCATTTAAAAGTAAATACGGCCGTTCCATTTTTCTTAGATAGAACGGATACTAATATGGAATTGGATACCAAAGCAATTGCGATGGATTATGGTTGGATGTGGCAAATTCCATTACAACATAGATGGGGATGTGGGTATGTATTTGATGGTAATAGAATAAACGAAATACAGGCCAAAGAAGAAATTGAATTAAAATTAAATAGAAAAATACAATCACCAAAGACATTAAAATTTTCAGCAGGTTATTATGATAATGTGTGGGTTAATAATTGTATTGCTATGGGATTAGCTAGTGGGTTTTTAGAACCATTGGAAGCAGTATCAATCCACATTACACTTATGGAATTGAATTTAATTAAAAACCATTTATTTAAAGATAACGATACTAATATAGTTAATGAAAAATTTTCACAAATAATGGATGAACATTTTTTATTTATATATTATCATTATTTGTGTAATAAAAAAGATACAGAATTTTGGTCAGATTATAATTTGATTAGTGCACCATTGGAGTTACACAAATTTGTTAAAAAAGATTTAAACATATCGTTTAGTTCCGATGAGGATTATATTTCTAAATTCAAATATAATGATGTTGTACAATATACACACTACGATTGGAAACTTATAAATGATGGAATTTTTGGTTTAAATAAATCTTTATTATGATTGAAACAATAAACATAAATACCAAATTATATGTCAAATATATTGATAATATAAAAGGATTTGGTGTATTTGCAAATCATATAATTAAAAAAGACGAAATTATTGAAGATTGTTATTCTTTATTAATTCATAATACAAATTCGGATTACGAACCTTATTATTTTTATTTTAAAGGTGACACTAAATTATTACCATTAGGATTTGGTTCTATTTATAACCATAACAATAATCCAAATATAGCTTGGAAAATCGTAGATGATAATCGTAAAATAATTAGATTTTATGCAATAACCGACATCAATATCAATGAGGAATTGTGTCATAATTACGGCCCTAATTATTGGAAAAATAAAAATATATTATAATGAATACACTTTGGACATTTGGTGATAGTTTTACATTTGGTCATGGTTGTAGAGAAGATTGTAATTCATATACCGTAGATGATTATTATGGTTACAAAAAAGAAGGAGATGACATCTGGCCCAACCATTTAGGTAATTTGTTAAATTGTAAGGTTAGTAATTTAGGAAAAAACGGAGTATCAAATGATTATATTTTAGATGCAATAATAGATAATTTTGATTTTATAAAAGAAAATGATTATATTATAATAGGAAAAACATTCCATGGTAGAATTGAAGTACCTTTTAATAATAAAATTTATAAATCCTTTGCACATTATGAGGGTGGTAAGATAGATGAAAATACTAATAGTAAAGATATATGGATAAAAAATGAATTTAAAGATTTAAACAAAGAAGTGATAGAAACAATTATTAATTTTCAATATTATTTTTCAAATGAATTATTTTATAAAGAACGAAATAATAAAAGATTTGAATTTATTAAGAATAGATTGCATAATGAAAAAAATGTAAAGTTTTCTTATATATGGGGAATAGAAGAAGATAAAAATTTTTATCACACATTTCAACAAATAATACAGGCAACTAATGGCAAAGTAATTGATACACATTTTTCTTTTAAAGGTCACTTAGATTTTGCACATTTTATTTATAATAAAATTAATACCAAAATAATATGATTAAAAAAAAATTGGGGTTTACAACATATTGTTATGATGAATTTATAACAATAGAAGAACAATCTGAAATTAAAAAATGGGCATTAGATAATGAAAATAAAATGCCACCGAATATGTCTGGCCCGTATAGAAGATTTAGTAGATTGGATAGTTTTAATAATATACCGAATATAATACATACTATAAAACAAAGAGTTATAGATGTTGAAAATATAAAAAATGTAATGGAAGCACCACAAAATGCCGATTGGGTAGGTATTCAATGGGAAAATGCCTTTGTTGAACCACATTTAGATGACAATGGCAACAATAAAAATTATTATACCAGACGATATAATATACTAGTATCATATCCTGAAGAAGGAGGCCAACCTATATATGGTAATGAAATTTTAGAAGTTAAAGAAAGAATGATGTGGAGATGTGATGCGGGTTTAATTGAACATTCTAGTATACCAAATAAAGGAAAAATACCTAGAATTAATTTGTCTTTTGGATTTTTAATGCCAATAAAAACTACAACTAAAAAATCTTTATTATGATATATCAACAAAAAATATTTACAAAAGAGGAATGTCAAACCATAATAGAGTACCATAAAAAATATACCGACTTGGAAGGTTGGTTTCCCTCAAAATACATTGACGGCCAACGAATAAAAGATAACCACAATCTAATGGCATATGAAGTATATAATATACTTAACAATGCAGAAACAAATTGGTTTTTTGTAAAATTATTTAATTGGTTTAGTGAAGTTAGCGGAATTAAAATTGATGAAACTAATAAGTTACCAAAATGTACCTTACACAGATATACCATTGGTGACCATTTTGCAAAACATATAGATTTAATGAAGGGATACGAAGAAAGAAGATATAATTCAGGCATACAACTGAATGATGAATACGATGGTGGTGAATATGTGACTTGGGATGCGCTGGGTAAGGAAATATTAATATCAAAAGAACCTGGCACAGCTGTAGCGTACAGTTCTACAGTTGAACATGAAATAAAAGAAATAACAAAAGGAGAGAGATGGTCTATTGTGATGCCCATAACAAAATACAATATAATTGAAAAGAAAAGTTTTATATAATGTCAATATTAATTAAAAATGATATAATATGGGTTTCAATTCCAAAATGTGCATCAATGTCAATAGAGGATGCGTTGTTGAATTCTAAGTTGGACATAGAGAGACATTCCTATGCAATTAAAAGTGAACCACTACATACACACATTGGTATCCGTAAATTAAAAGAAGAATTTGGTGATAAAAAAACTATATGTATAAAAAGAGATTGGTTTGAAAAGTGGGTAAGTGCCATTCAGTTTTGTTTTGAAACCATAATACCAACCGATGGAAATCTACCAATCAAAAAATGGGAAGATATTGATAATGATTTTATTTATTCAATATTTACGGATGAATTTATAAATTTATTATATTCCGAAAAAACGGATTCATTAAATGAGTGTTATAGTAGATTGATTGTAAATGGAAAAGTAACAGAAACAAATAGATTGTCCGTACTATTTTCCCAAAATTATTGGAAAGAGGATAACAAATGTGATTATGAATTTGATATAAAAGATATGGATAAATTTGTTTCTTTCATAGAACAAAAATATGGGGAAAAATTAATAATTCGTAAAATAAATGAAAATCCAAAAACAAAAAGTAAATTAGTTTTAAATGATGAACTAAAAGAGTTTATTTGGCAAAAGTTTGAAAAAAGATTTTCTAAAAAAAGTTATTTATTATAATGTTTACTAAAGAAGAATGTGAAAGAATAATTTATTTAGCTCAGTCATCTTTAGTGGATTCTAAATTATATTTTAAATATGATGATAATATAAAATATAAAGTATCTAATATCAAAAAAGATGAAACTACGGATTGGATATTTGATAAAATGCTTGTATTTTTTACAAACAGAACTGGTATTAAAATAAAAAAATCATTGAATATTTTACATGTTCACAATTATAAAACAGGAGATTATTTTAAAAAACATAGAGATGATTTACACCCAACACAAATACACAATATAGGTGTTTGTTTAAATGATGATTATGTAGGTGGTGAATTTATTTTATATGAACCATATGAAATATTACCAAAAAAACAAGGTGAGATATATACATTTGAAAGTTTAAGATTACATGAAGTTAAAAAAATAGAAAGTGGTGAAAGATGGAGTATAATTGCATTTTTACATAATGAAAATTTAGAACTAAAAAAAACACTATTATGAAAATCGGTATAACTGGACACTCTAAAGGATTGGGAGAAGCAATTTATAATAAATTAAATAAAATGAATGAAGTTATTGGATTTAGTAGAACAAATGGATACGATATTCAATCACCAAATAATATAATAGAAAAATTAGAAAATTGTGATATTTTTATAAATAATGTGTATTATGAAACCCATCAATCTAATTTATTTTTTAAATTATTTCAAAAATGGAACGATTTAGAAAAAACGATAATTAATATAAATAGTAGTTCTATACATCAATCGGGCGCATGGAATCCTTTATATGTTGCAAACAAAAAACATTTAAAAGATATTACACAATCTCTAATTGATAAATACCCACAGAAAAAATGTAGAATTATTAATTTAAATTTGGGTACATTAGATACACATAAAAACTTTGAAACTTTTAATAAAATTGAAGTATCTAAAGTTGCGGAAGTAGTGGAATGGTGTATAAATCAACCACATGGTATTGAAATACAAGAATTAACAATATTACCAACAACACAACTAAAATAGATGTTATTGACACTTGAAAAAATAATAATATGAAAATTTTAAAATATTGGAAGCCTGACGGGTTTGAAATTTCCTCTTACAAATACTCATTAAAAGAAAAAGCAAATCAAATACATACAACGTGTGGTGAAGATAATACTAATCTATGTACCTACACCTACAATGAATTAGGATTTAGGGGTGACAGTATAAAAAAAGAAGGGTTTAAGGTAATGTCATTAGGTTGTTCAATTACCGAAGGGGTTGGTGTAAATGATAATGAAACGTGGACATCTCAATTCACAAATTTAGTACCAAATTCAGTAAATTTAAATTTTGGTGTTTGTGGTAGAAGTAATGATTTTATAGTAAGGTGTTTGTTAAGTTACTATGATTTAATTAAACCAGATTTGGTATTAATTATGTATACATACTCAACTAGAAAAGAAATATATACAAATGATGGGGGAGTTGAACCATATATGGCAACATCTGCATGGGGATATATGCAAGAAACTGAAGATGGTAGACTTATTCAAAAAAATTTACTTGAAATACAAAACGATAATGAAGATTTTATAAATTGGTATAAAAATCATCAATTGATAAAATTATTTTTAGAATCTAAAAAGTGTAATTTTATTTGGAATGGTAGTTTGATTCGTTCTAATTATAAAGATGAATTTAGATATGATGGTGATTTTTTCTTAAATGTATTAGATAAAGGAGTGGATAATAAACATGCAGGCCCAAAACACCTTAAAAATTATGCAACAAAGTTATACGACCATATCAATAATAATTTTCCTCATTTTTTATTAAATGATAAAACTAAATTAAATATTAAAAATAGTAATAAATTAATATAAATGGTAATTACAATCCTTGCAGAACCAAGAAGTGGTTCAACTAATTTAGCTAATTGGTTTTATTTTAATAAAGACTTTACAATATTATATGAACCAATTACCAGTCCAAAATGGAAATGGTATAAGCATGGTGTATCACCAAAATTATGGGAATATAACACTTCTCATTTATTAGTTAAAGAAATTTTTAGACCAGAAACAGATTTTTCTGAATTAATAGAAATATCTGATAAGGTAATTATTTTATATAGAGAAAATATAATTGAACAAACCGAATCTTGGTTAAATGCTAATAAAACAAATAATTGGGATAAAGCATGGGTATTTAAAGAAAATTTAATAAAAAATGAGGATGCATCATATTTTAATCAAATAAAATCCGGATTAAAAGAAAATTATTTGAATAAAGATTATTTTAATATATCATACGAAGAATTATATTATAATAATGGTTTTGAAAAAATATTAAATTATTTAAATATAGACGAATTAGAAAATAAAAACTTTCCTTACGGAGAGAAATATAGAATAAATGTTAATAAACCAAATACCTTAATATAAATTTGGTAATGTCAATTATTTGTCGTATATTAGAGTATTATAAACAATTAAACTCTAAATTATGAAACAAAAGACAGAACAAGAATTGAAAGCAAATTATGACCGATTTATAGGTATAATTAAGAAGTATTTTAAAGGAGAAAGATTGGAGAAATTACTCCATATGTATTCCGAAGAAGAATTGGGTGTAAATTTAACCCTATCACCGGCGTCCGGCTCAAAACACTATCATAATGGGTATATAGGTGGGTATATTGACCACATCTTTAATGTATGTAAGAACGCTCTTAAAATGAGAGACCTGTTCGTAATGCAAGGTGGAGAGATTGATTTCACCGAAGAAGAATTGATATTTAGTTGTCTACATCACGACTTAGGAAAGTTGGGTATTAAAGGTGAATTACATTACCTACCAAACCAAGAAGAATGGTCTCAAAAGAAATACGGAACTTTATTTGTTCGTAATGAGAAGATACCTTATATGACTTTAACCGATAGAACTTTCTTTACACTAAACGACTATGGTATTACTTATAATGAGAAAGAGTATTTTGCAATCAAACTTACTGATGGTATGTATGACGAAGATAATCAAAAGTATTTAGCAGGTCACGACTTAAAGAAACAATTAGTTTATAAGTTACAATTTATTATGCATTGGGCAGACCATATGTCTACAATCATTGAAAGACAAGATAACGTAATTTAATGACACATTTTCCGATTTGTAACAAAGTAAGTGTAAAATTGTCATAACTTTGTAACGGAGTAAGAGATGGTATAGTATTTGGACTATATAGAATATTATTAACTAAAAAACATTTATATTATGTACATGATTGATTACAGTAAGTTATTTGAAGAGTTCTTTAATGAACCAAAAACAACAACTTATGTTCCAAACAAATTCGCAGTAGACATTAAAGACGAAGTCGCGAGTATTGCACTATCAGTATTAGGACACAACCCAGAGGATATTGAAATTAATTGCTTTGAGGACAAGATTGAAATTAAAGCTAAAAAAACACAAGAGGATAAAGAAAGTCCTTTTAATCAATTGGTTTCGGATATTGAAGAAAGAATCCAAGTAGGCAAAAACTTTGATGGTAAAAAAGCAAAAGCTGAGATTAAAAATGGAATTCTCTTAATTACACTTGAAAGAAAAGAAGAGTCCAAACCAAAAAAATTAACCCCAAAATTAGGTTAATTCAGTTATTTTTTGTATATTACAAAGGTAGAAGAGTCATTACTTCTACCTTTTTTTATTTATTAAATATTTATAAACATGATATACAACGAAAAAATACAAATGTTATTGGAATCTTTAGACGGTAAGTTGAGGATTTTGCAAAATGGAATTACAGGTGCACAACATATGTCACCTTCTGAAGCTCACACTACATTGGAAGATGCAAGAAAGATAGCTGAACGAATTTCCGAATTAACACGAATCAATAGATAAATGAATTGGCTTAAATATTTAGTCGGATTTTCTGCACTAATTATCGCCGGTTGTGCAGCATTTTTCTCCGTAACAGGATTGGGTGTTCTATTTAGTGGAGCATCAACCGCAGTAATGGTAATGGCCGGGTCATTGGAATTTGCTAAATTAGTAGCAGCAACCTATCTTAAACAAAAATGGGATGAAATTAAGGGTTTTAATAAGTGGTATTTAGTATCTGCTGTTGCATTACTAATGTTAATCACATCTGCAGGTATCTTTGGTTACCTTTCTAATGCTTTTCAGGCACAATCACTTAAATTACAACAGGTAGATAGGGAAATTATGGTTCATTCTACTAAAATTGACCAAAATACTACTCAAATCACTCAATTATCAACACAAATTAGTGAGTTTAATAAAAATCAAGGTAAAATATTAGATGGTGGTAAGGTAAATTCTCGTCTTATTCGTTCAATAGACAATAGAGATAAAGAAATTGCTAAAATTAACAAAAAAATTAGTGATTTACAAGACCAAAACGCAAAAGAAAACGAAAAAATCAACGAAATTAAAACTACTAATATAGATTTAGAAAAAGAAGTAGGTGGTTTTAGGTTTGTAGCAGAAGCATTCGGTGTAGAACTGAAAAATGTTGTAAAGTTCTTCATATTTTTGATTGTAATCGTATTTGACCCATTGGCAGTTGCTTTAATTATCGCATTTAATGGTATGGTTGGTGAAACAAAACGAAAACAACGAAAACTTTTAGGTGAAATTATGGAAAATGATGAAAAATTGAGCTTATACGATAATTTGGATGATTTGATGGAAGAAAACTACAAAAATTACCAAATATACGGAGATAATGGAAAATATTCTACAAAAGAGGATAAAAATGAAGTTATAGTGGAAAATATTCTTAACGAAACGGAAAAAAATGAGATTAACGAAAAAAAAGAAGATACAAATGTTGAATCTACTGATGTTGTGGTTGATGTTACACCTGCTTCTGAAATTATAGAAGAAACCCCATCATTAAAATGGGAAGAATACATGCATCCAGAATTCCAATGGCAAAAAAGAAATTTGTGGATAAATAACCCAAAGGCAGTTAATTATTGGTTAAAATCAAAAGGTGGAACCGTTAGAGAATTGGCAAAATTCAGAAACGAAGAAGAAAATATCAAAACTTATTAATTATTTGGTAATTTAGAATAATTTTCGTATATTACAAATATGAAAAAGTACGCATTATTTATTGGAAGGTGGCAAACATGGCATAAAGGTCATGAGTGGTTAATCAATCAACAATTGGATAAAGGAAAGAATTGTTGGGTAGCAATTAGAGATGTTCAACAAGATGAGAACAATCCAAAGTCAGCTCAAGAAGTATTAAGAGAATTACAACAGGAACCATTTTTTACAAACAATTGGGATAAGATTATGTTATCAATTATTCCAGATATTGAAAGTGTAAACTATGGTAGAGGTGTAGGTTATGACGTTATATATCACGAACCACCAAAAGAAATTGAACAAATTAGTGGTACGGCAATTAGAAAAAAATACATTGACTCAAATGGTGATGTAATCATTTACAATATAGATACGGAAGATGGTAGTAGAGCGTAAACGACATATTGCTAAAACTATCTCATATCGTATTTTAAGTACCATAATTGGTTTCTTATTAACGTGGTTGATAAGTGGTTCAATTAAAGTTGGAGCAGCATTTGGAGTAGCAGAATTGATTTATAAACCCATTCAATACTATATTCACGAAAGAGTATGGTATAAATGGATTAAATACGGATTAAAAAAATAAAATATGAAATTAATAGTTGATAAGGGTTCTAACGGACTAACAACAAAAGAGTTTGTGGAGTATCTAAAAACTCCTGTATTAAAGTCAGAAATTACACAGCAAGAAGCTGATGAGTTAAGAAAACAATTAGAACAAGGATTAAGTGAATATCCAGGTTTAGGCATTTCAGCAACTCAATTAGGAATTAAAAAGAGAGCTTGTTATATTAAATTTGGAGAAGAAGAAGATATTACAGAATTATTTTTGTTAAATCCAATTATTAAAGAAAAATCTAAAGAAGGGTTTCTTTTTATGGAAGGGTGTTTATCAATTCCATCTTCACTTACAAAACCAACTAGAACTATTAGAGCTTGTAAAGTCGTAGTTGATACTGATAACTTGGGTGAACTAACATTTGAAATTAATCCAGAAGGTGACAAAGCAAATGAATCAATATCAAAAGAAACAATGATGACCGTTATAGTTCAACATGAAATTGACCATTTAGACGGATTTACAATTAAAGATAGAGTTTACAATACTCAGGTGGTGAAAAAAGTAGATTTTGGTAGAAATGAAAAAATTGTAATGAAATCAAAAGAAGGTGAGATGGTTGAAGTTAAATTCAAAAATGCAAACAAATTATTTTTACAAGGATACGAAATCGTTTAATATGATATATACAATACTTACATTACTTATAATTACATTATTATATGTGGTTTACAATCTTCTTCAAAAATTAGAAAAATACGAAGATACATATGAAGATACACAAAAATTTATACAAACGGAAATTGAAAGAAACGAAGCATTACTGGAAGCATTAAGACTAATTGATAGTCGTGAAATGTTTGAGAAGGATGATGAAGTTGGTTCTATATTTTATCAAATTAAAGAAACAATAGAAAAATTCAAACAACAAAAAAATGCCAGTTAGAAAGAAAAGAGGCCCGAACAGACAATATTTTCCAAAAGATACCGAAGATGCAATCATTGAGTATAATTTAACCAATGACCAATATATTAAAGATAAATTATATAGAGAAAGAATTGCATCTGCATTTGACAAACTTGCAGAGATAGTTTATAATAAATGGAAGTTTACTTATTTTGATGATGACCCAAAAGATGTAATGGCGGAGGTTGTTGCATTTATGATTGAAAAAATTCATATGTACAAAGCGGGTAAAGGTAAAGCATTTAGTTATTTTACAATTGTTGCACGAAACTATCTTATTTTAAATAATAATGCAAATTATAAAAGGTATAAAGATACCGATGTGATGTCAGGTTTGCCGGAATCGTTTGATACTGAAAATAATTTTAGAGAGGAGGAACGCAATGATGAACATAGAACATTTAATATTAGAATGTTAGAATATTGGGATAAACATTTAGAAAACCATTTTCCAAAGAAAAGAGACATGCAAATTGCAGATTCGGTATTAGAATTATTCCGTAGAGCAAATTACATAGAAAATTTTAATAAAAAATCACTATATCTACTTATTAGAGAAATGACAGGACACCCTACTCATTATATTACCAAAGTTGTTAATAAGATGAAAGAAAAACAAATGGCACTTTATAATGAATTTGATAGGGAAGGTGATATAAAAATTTAAAAATGATACAATTAGGTTTATCCGCATTTTACCACGATTCAGCAGCAGCTCTGGTTATAGATGGTAAAGTTATATGTGCAATTGAAGAAGAAAAACTATCCGGTGAAAAGCATGATAGTTCTTTTCCGTTTAAGGCAATTCAATGGTGTTTGGAATACACAAAGATAACAATTGATGAAGTTGATATGGTTTGTTGGTATGAAAATCCAAATGATAAATTTGAAAGAGTTAGAGAAACGATTGGTAAGTGGGGTGGATTAAGATTTCCAATGAAATGGAGACAATTCTTAAAAAGATGGAATCAATCGGAAGGTAATTTAAAAGGAATATTAAAATCAATTGGATATGATGGAGAAATTTTATATTCATTACACCACCATTCACATTTAGCACTATCTTACTACACATCACCATTTGATAAAGCAATAGGTTTATCAATTGATGGAGTTGGTGAATCGCATACGATATATGCAGCAATGTGTGATGAGTTGGGTTTTCATAAAATACAAACATTACACTTTCCTCATTCGTTGGGATTGATTTATTCAGCATTTACTGCTTATTTAGGATTTAAACCAAACGAAGGTGAGTATAAAGTAATGGGACTTGCTCCATATGGTGATAATCAAAAATATAATAACATATTTGATAAAGTTGTTACTACCGGTGGTGAAATAGACATTGTAAAGATGGATATGTCTTACTTTACATGGCATACATCGGATAACGATATGTTTAATGATAAGTTAATTAATTTAATTGGATTCCCTCCACGTTTTAAAGATGAACCAATTGAACAACATCATAAAGACTTAGCTGCTTCATTACAAAGGTGGTATGAAAGTGCATTATACTTTATTATCAATAGAATTACAAATACTTGGGAATGTGAGAATTTAGTATTAGGTGGTGGTTGTGCATATAATGGAACTGCTAATGGTAAAATTAAACAATTCACTGCAATTAAAAATGTATTCATTCCATTTGCTCCATCAGATAGTGGTTCTGCAATTGGTGCATGTTTATATCATTATCATCAAACATTTGGTAATCCCAAAGTAAAAGGTGGGGATAACCAATCACCATATTTGGGTGAGGAGTGGAGTAGTCCTGAATTACTTAAAATTATATTACAAAATCATAGAAGTAAGGTTGTAATGTATGATACCGATGATGTATTATGTAAAGAAGTTGCAAAGTTAATCAATGAAGGTAATATTGTAGGATGGTTTCAAGGTAGAACTGAATTTGGTGCAAGAGCATTGGGTAATCGTTCTATATTAGGTAATCCACATTTGTCCGACATTAGAGATAGAATTAATAAGGTTGTCAAAAAGAGAGAAATGTTTAGACCATTTGCTCCATCGGTTACACATGAAGATTATCAAAAGTATTTCCTGTCAGAAGAAGATGTTCCTTATATGAATCAGGTTGTCAAAGTTAAAAAGGATGTAAACATTCCGTCAGTAACGCATGTTGACAATTCTGCAAGGATACAGACACTTAAAAGAGAGGATAACCCACTTTACTATGACTTATTAAAGGAGTTTGAGAAACTAACAGGAACACCCATTCTATTGAATACATCGTTTAACTTAAAAGACCACACAATGACAAATGACCCACAAAAAGCAATTTGGACATTTCATAATTGTGACATGGATTATTTAGTATTAGGTAAATTTTTAATCAGCAAATAATGAAACTACACGCATTTGGAGATAGTTGGACAGAAGGAGAAGGAACCAACTGGCCGATAGAACAATCATTTAAAGACAGAAAACAATTACAACTATTTAGAAATGAAAGTAGTTGGGTAAACACTCTTGCCAATAAATTAGGATTAGAACCTGTAAATAATGGATGGAGTGGTAAAGCAAATAATGTTATTTTTAATGAGGTTATAAATGATTTAAGAAATGGTAAAATTCATAAAGATGATTTTGTTGTTATCATGTGGAGTTCATCGTTAAGAGATTATGTTCCATTTTTACCAAAAGGTGAATGGATAAGTTGGGGACAAATGGAATTAGCAGCCTTGCCACATAAGTTTACAGAATCATACACATATGGAGATGAAAAGTTTAATAATTTTTTGGCTGAGTATAAAAAATTCTTTTTAGGAAATTTATTTACACAAAATTATTATAATGTAATAAATCAAAACTATATAATTTATTTGCAACATATGTTAAATGAATATGGTGTAAAATATATTATGTGTGATGCATTTGATTTAATGATTCAAAATTTGGATAAAAAGGATGATAACACTTATTTAATTAATAAATCAACATATTGGGGGTTTGCAAACGAATCTTTGGAATTATGGTTAATGAAAAACTTTAAAGGTGAAGATGTTTGGGAAAAGAAAATTCCAAACCCAATGAAAGTTGCACAACACCCCAACGAAGCTGGATACCAACTGATAAGTCAGGAACTTTATAATTATATAGTAAAGAACAACATAATATAATGTCAAACGAATTTCAATTATTTGATGGTAAGAATTTATCATCATTATTTAAAGATATATACGAAAATCAACAAAACAAAAAGAAAAACATTTCTGAGTTAATTGAATCGTTAAGAAAACTTATTCGTAATGTGGGTGAAGCAACGGTTATTGCACCTATTATAAAAGATTTAATTGAGGTATCGGTTAAAAACGATGACCACTTAATTAAACTTGCAACTATTGCACAAAGACTTGCAGCTGCAGAAGCGAAAGGTATTGGTGAAGATGGTTGGTTAAGTGAACATGAAAAAACGCAATTACTACAAGATATGGAAGATACCATCAATGCGGTAGAAGAAAAGACAAAAGAAAAAATGGGTGATTTAGAAATAGAAATTGAAGAAATAAAAACTAAATTGTAATGACGAATATAGAATCATTTTTAGCTACAGTTGATAAAGTATATCCAACCGGTACTCCATTTGAACCAATAGATAGAGATGATACTGCAAGTCAAGATAATGTATCTATATACAATGGAAATGATAAATTTGCAGACTACGACTCTAGAAAATATGGTGCAATAACTTATGATTTTGAAGATACAATTGGAATAAGCGATATTGCACATCCATTTGATAAAAATAATTTTACATTTCCAATTAAAGGAGAAACTGTAGTTATATTAAAACTACATGGTCTTACATTTTGGTTGCCATATTCAAAAACACCATATTCAAATTATAGGAGAGATTATATAACATATGCTGCAACATTGCCTGAAGATAATATTATAGAGGCAGGTGATGATATGACTGGGTTAGCTTATAGAAAAAACACAGCAGCACCAAAAACCACAGCGACAAAACCAAAAAAAAATACCGGAGAGTATGGTATAAATGAAAAAATTAAATTTTTAAATCCAAAACAAGGTGATACGATATTAAGTGGAAGAGTTGGTAACACAATTCGTTTTAGTGAATTCTTTTTAACCGAAGATGGAAAAACTTCATCACCTGGAATTTTCATAAGAAACAAACAAAATTCAGAATTGGATTCAAAACCAATTGGAACTTTAATAGATGAGGATATAAATAAAGATGGTACATCGGTTTATATAACTTCTAATAAAATAAAAGTACCATTTAAAGAAACGATAAATAAATCTAAAATTGCATTTAAAAATTATCCAGTTTCAGAAAAATTAACAGGCAATCAATTGTTTGTAAATTCGGATAGAATTGTTTTATCAGCTAAAGCAAGTGAATTCATTATGTTTGGTAAAGGAAATACAGGAATAATAACCGATGGTAATTTCTCAATTGATGCGGAAAAAGAAATATACATACACAATAATAAAAATATAACAATTCATTCGGATGGTAGTAATCAAATATTTTTAAATTCAGATAATGGTAAAGTTTTTATTGGAAAAAATGTAGGTATTGGAGACGCGGGCGCCGATGTACAAAAAATGGTATTAGGAGGTGAATTGGTTCAAATATTATCTAAATTAATTGATGAGATAATTGCACAACAATATTTAACACCTGCAGGTAAAACAAAATTACCACCACTAAATCAAGGAGCATTTAGAGATATACAAAAATCACTTAAAACAATGTTATCTATGAATAATTATTTAAGTAAATCTTAATATAATGAATTTTGATTCATTTAAACATAGTGAAAGTGCATCCTGGACTGATTTTTATATCAATATGTTAATTGGTATGTCAAAAGTTAGAAGTATCCAAAAACTAACGATTGTAGAAAAATCCGGTGAAAGTATTACAAATACTATATTTGATAATCCATTAGCAGAAACTTTGAAAGACGAATTAAATATGTTTATGTTTGCACATGAACTTGCAGATGAATATGATTCTGTAATTAGAGGTGGTGGAGGTACTATGCTAAGTAATTTGGCGGTTGAGTTTGGAAACAAACAATTAATGCAGGATACTTTATTTGGAATATTACAAGTGACCAACATTTCAGATACTAAAACATTATTGGATAATATCGGACTTGCAGTCAAAGCTTATTGGATGGCTGCACAATTATCAACGATTAAAACACCAATTATACCATGCATTGGGTCAGTAAAAAATTTAAGAACAATCACCGGTCAATGTATTTTTCCTGGTATATGGACACCAATATTAGTAGAACCTGTTACACCATTTTCACCATTTTTAATGAGTTTTATTGCATCGGCAGCATTACATCTATTAACATTAACAGGTTATATTGAATGTTTTTGTCAATATCCTCCACCTGCACCTCCTGCACCTGGAATTCAACCATGGGTGGGATATGTAGTAAAACCAATATCAAATCCATCCGCAGTATTAAAGAATGCGGCGAGAACTCCAAATTTAGTTTTGAATTCTTTGGCAATAGGATTTGATGCATTGGGAGACGTTACCGAAGGAGATGATACGGAGTTTTTAGAATCAATAAAAAATTTACCACAAGCTATACAAACCGCATTAACTTCTACATATCAGGATGATAAGGCTAGAGAAAAAATCAAAGAAGTAGAATTGGCCTTGAAAAAAGAGAAAGAAGAAAAGGAAGCACTTGCAAACGCATCACAAACCCAAAATATTACTATTGGGTAAATTTTAACTTTCAATATTTATTACTAAACATATACAAAACAATTATTATGAAATCAGAAATTTTATTAACTTTAATTAAAGAAGTTGTTAAAAACGAAGTTAAGTTACAAGTAAAAGAAGAACTTGTTAAACTTATCAAATCTGGTGCAGTTACATTAAACTCACAAAAAAAACCATCTACTCCATCATTGCGAGAGATGACAGAAACTACACCGGTTAAAAGACAACAACCAGTTCAACAAACCCAAAAATCACAAAGAGAATTTTCAAAAGACCCAATGATAAATGAGATTTTGAATATGACACAACCTTTCACCGCAGCTCATAGAGCAGAAGGTGGTATGGGTGGTGCAGGTGGAAGTGTGTTAGATATGATACAACCACAACAAACTATGGATGGAGATTGGGAAACTATGGATTATAGAGATATGGAAATGCCTACAAACATTCCACAACAATTTGAACCAACAGGAGATGCATTGCAAGATGCAACTATGAAAGCATTGACAAGAGATTATTCGGAATTAGTAAAAAGATTTAAATAATGGCAATAGAGTTAGGAAAAGTTAATGTAACCGATTTAACACAGAATAATTATAAAATATTAGGAATTGGAATAAATAGAGCTTCCAATTCTAATGGTATTTTTGCAACAAATTACACAACTTTAACCCAAGCTAAAGATAATTTAAAAAATTTAATTTTAACAAAAAAGGGAGAACGATTACAACAACCCGAATTTGGTTGTGACATTTGGTTATTAGTTTTTGAACAAATTGACGGAGAAAATTTAGAGAATAGAATAGAATCGTCTATATTAGATGCCGTTCAAAGTTGGATACCAAACATTAATATAAATCAAATTATATTTGATTATGATAATAATGATATAGATAATAATAGGATTGGATTGGATATAAAATTTTCATTGATATCAAATCCTAATTTGACCGAAACAATACAAGTAAATGTAAATAATTAATAATGGCACTTAAACCTTTAGATAAAAGTTGGGGAAATCAAAATAAAAATTTTAATTATGTTGGCAAAGATTTTGCAACATTGAAACAAAATTTAATTGATTTTACTAAAACTTATTTTCCGGATTCATACTCCGATTTTAGTGAAGCTTCACCTGGTTCTATTTTTATAGAACAGGCAGCTGCAATTGGAGATATGTTATCTTTTTATCAAGATACCCAATTAAAAGAATCAATACTATCATATGCAAGTGAAAAGAAAAATGTGTTAGCATTGGCACAATCCATGGGATATAAACCCAAATTAACATCACCTGCAGTAACTACATTAACTATATATCAAATAGTTCCAAGTATTGGATTGGGTACGTTAAATAAACCAGACGATAGATTTTATCTTAAAATAAAAGATGGACTACAAATTGATTCTAATAACGGAGTAACTTTTAGAAGTACAGATATAGTTGATTTTTCATTAGCAGACGGTAGAGAAATTGATGTATATGAGAGAGATACAAATACACAAGAACCATCTAGATATTTAATTACTAAAAAAGTAAAAGCAATATCTGCAACTGAAAAAACTACAACGATTTCATTTACTACAAATGATGTAGATTATCCAACGGCCACGATTGTTGATTCAAATATAATTGCAATAAATTCGGTTGTTGATGAAGATAATATAAAATATTATGAAGTACCTTATTTGGCTCAAGAAACTATTTTTGTAGAACAACCAAACACATCATACAATTCAAAACTATCAGAATATTCAAATACAGTACCATATATTTTAGAAGTACAAAAAGTACCTAGAAGGTTTTCTGTAAAAGTAAATTCTGATGATAGTATTGATTTACAATTTGGTAGTGGTGATGTTACTATGTCGGATGAAAGAATATTACCAAACCCAAAAAATGTAGGATTAGGATTGGCTAATTCGGTTAATAGATTAAATCAAGGTATTGACCCTTCTAATTTTTTAAAAACAAATACATTTGGAATAGCACCCACAAATACAACATTGACTATAAAATATTTAGTAGGTGGTGGTGTTGAATCAAATGTAAATACTGGTGATTTAAATAGAATTAGTAGAATTGAATTTGAAGAAGATTTACTATCCTTAAGTGATACCGATTTGAGAATATATAATGATATAAAAAATACAGTAGCAGCTGAAAATTTAGAACCTGCAGTTGGTGGTAGGGGTGCAGAATCAATAGATGAAATTAGAAATAATGCAATTGCAATGTTTGGTTCTCAAAATAGAGCAGTAACTAGACAAGATTATATTGTAAGAGCTTTATCAATGCCTGAAAGATATGGTAGTGTTGCAAAAGTATATGTTAGTCCTGATGGTGAAGTTGACAATAATAGTCCTGCTTCAATACTTGCAAATCCAAAAAATATTGCTGAATTTACAAATTTAGTAGATGGATTGAAAACAAAATCTAAAACAGATATTCAAAAAGAATTGATTAAATATTTAACTCAAAAACAATCCAATGTTGCAGAAAATAATAATCCATTTGCAATTAATATGTATGTTTTAGGATATGATTTAAATAAAAATTTAACAAATTTAAACTTAGCCGTAAAACAAAATCTAAAAACATATTTAGGTGAATATCGTATGATAACAGACGCAGTAAATATGATTAATGGATTTATTATAAACATTGGTTGTGATTTTGAAATTATATGTTATTCAAATTTTAATAAAAGAGAAGTTATTACAAATTGTTTAAATCAATTGAAAGATTATTTTAATATAGATAATTGGACATTTAATAAACCAATAAACATTTCAGAAATAGAATTAATTCTTGCGAATGTAGAAGGAGTTATGAGTGTACCATCCGTTAAGATTTCAAATTTATGCAGTGAAGCTGGAACAAATTATTCACCAAATAAATATAATATAGATGAAGCAACTAAAGGTAAGATTGTCTATCCTTCTTTAGACCCATCAATATTTGAAGTTAAATTTCCTAACAAAGACATAAAAGGGAGGGCTTTATAATGCATAAATTTTTTACATCGTCATTTGACGCAAGTATATATCTTCAACAACCTGAACAAAACGCAGGTAGAGATGAAATATTAGAAGTAGGTAAACTTTACTATGGTTCTGTTATGGATGTAGCTAGAACTTTAATTAAATTTGATACAACACAGATTTCTGAAGTTGTTTTGGAAGAATCTGCATCGTTGAATAGTTTATTAAATTCAAATAGTGCATCCGTTTCCACAATATCATCTTCATGGTATACGGCAGTATCATCATCATTATATTGGTCATCATCATATAGTACTAGTTTATCAGTTACCAATAGTTTATCATCATCATATTCTGCATCTTGGAATAATTATGTAACACAATCTTTGGTAGTTTCCGCTTCATATAATTTAGAGTCGGCATCTTTAGCGTTGGGTATTTCAAACGGAGATTATGTGTTTAATTATAAAACATACTTAAATTTAAAATCAGCAAATTCGGAAGAGTTACCATTAGAATATTCAATTTATGCAAACGCAGTTTCTCAAAGTTGGACAATGGGAACTGGTACAAAATTTGATAATATAACATCCGATGGTGTGAGTTGGTATTACAGAGATGGTAGTTCTAAATGGTTGGATTTAACAAGTTCATATAGTCCCGGTTCGGATACAGGTTCAATAAAAAGTAGTGGCGGTGGTACTTGGTATACCGCATCTATGGCATGTCAGTCATTTAGTAATGAGCCAGATGATATTAGAATGGATATTACCAATATTGTAAATTTATGGGTTAGTGGTTCTTTACCAAACAATGGAATTATATTACATCATCACACATCGGCGTCAATCAGTACAGACAATGATGGTTTAGATTATGGTTTATTAAAGTTTTTTTCAAAGGAAACGAATACAATATATGAACCTAAATTAGAATTAGTTTGGGATGATAGTTTATTCATAACAGGAAGTTTAACACCTGTAACAGGTTCGGCAAGCGATGACTATAAAGTTGTAGTTACCAATTTGAAAAATGAATATCCTTCAAACTCTAAAGTAAAAATAAGAGTTAAAGGTAGAGATATGTTTCCATATAAAACATTTGGAACAACATTTGGATATGACCAAGCAAAATATCTACCATCAGGTTCAACATATTATCAAATTGAAGATTATATAACAAACGAAATAATAGTCCCATTTGGTGATTATTCTAAATTAAGTTGTGATAGTACATCAAATTATTTCAATTTAGATACGTCAACATATGCAGCAGATAGGGTTTATAGATTAAAGATTAAAATTTTACAAAACGGAATAACCGACATAATAGATGATAAATTGACATTTAAAATAGTAGAATAATGGCATTAACATCTTTAGAAAATGCAACTGCAGTCCAATTACAAAAAAGGAAAGATGACCTAAATAAAATATTAACGGAATTGGGGTCACAGGCAATGGTGACAAACGATTATAATATAAACTATGTTTCCGATACAAACGTAGCCAGTACATTGATATTTAATCCATTAGTTAACTCAAAATTTGATAATATAGAATTAGCTAAAGCAATAGATGTTGAAATAACGGAGTTAATACCAAACGTAAATAAATCAAAAAAAAATCTAATACCAAAAGATATATATGATACTGAGGTTCAAATTCAAAAAGATTTGCAAATTGAATTAGACAATTTAAATTCTAATATACCTCTATTAAATAAAGAAATTGATGGTTTACAAATTGAATTAGAAAAACAAATTAACGAACGTTTAAAAATAGAACAAACACAAGATGTATTACAAAATCAATTAAACACACTTACGGATTTAATTGAATTGTATTCAACAAAAATTGCACAAGTGGTACAAAAATCAACGGATGAATCAATATTAAGAACATCACTAGAATCACAAAACGCTGGGTTAAAAGCACAAATTGAAGGATTGATTAAACAAATAGAAACATTATATGCAATAATAACTGGATTATTAAATCAAATTGGTGCAGAAATTAGAATAACAAAAACACAAATATTCCCAAGTACACCTGGTGGAGCCGGTGGTGGTAGAGAAGATGGAAATAACTCTGACCCAAGCAATGAATTAAAAAAATATAAGTAAATTGAGTACACCATTAGAAAATATATCAGTAGTTCTTTCAGCTAAAAGAAAAAATGAATTAAATACAATACTAACTCAATCGGGCTCAAGTGCATCCACTAAAACCAATGCAGGCGTTACTATTGTAAATGATTCAAATATTGCATCTTCATTAGTATTTCAAAAATTACAATCGCCGGCATATGATATTACGGAATTATTAAAATCAATTAATACAAGTGCGGTTGAAATAAATCCAAATATTCCTGAATCAAATACAAATTTTGTTCAAAAACCAGTATACGATAATCAATTATTAATAAATTCTAATATTAAAACTAAAATTAATGAAATTACTAAAATAGTAGACCAATTAATTTCAATTAAAGATGATTATAATTCCCAAATACAATTTGAAAAAACACAACAAACTTTAATAAAATCTTCAAATACTTTATTAGCAACTTCTATAAAAAGTTTAAAAAAAACAATTGAACAATTTAATACCCAAATAGAAGAAGCTATTCAAAAATCATTATTGGAATCTATTAAAAGAACATCAATTGTTGCACAAAATAGAGGATTTTCTAAAGAAATTAGTGCATTATTAAAACATGTTAATACATTAAATTTATTAATACAAACAATAAATGTACAAATTGCAACAATTGAAACAAAAACAAAAATAGAAGGAGACGCAAGAGCTTTTGCAGCTGAAAAAAATGGTATAGTATTAAATTCTATATTAGTTGTGTATTGGGATGGGTTTACTAGTGATGTAACTCAACCAAAATTTTATGGTTGGGGATATAATGATGATAGAAGAATGGATTGGGGAAATAGTCATGGCCGATTGTATTTTAAAAACTTTGATAAAGAAAGTGTTAAAGTAAATCTATCAGCTACTTTTAATAAAACCAAAAACACACCAAATGTGAATGGCTTTATCAACCAGGGACCTAAATGGTTTGAATTTGGTGAAACACCAGGAAATGTAAATACTAAATATCCAGTAGCAGGATTTCCAAATCCTGGCCTTGCAACTACTATTCCGGCCGAAGCGGAAAAAACTATATACATGAAATTTAATCCTGAAGCAAGTGGGCCATGGGATTCACAAGGCCCTAATGGGTTTTGGGGTGCAATTTCTAATACTACAACTTACTATGGTTGGATGCAAATTAGTTCAATAAGGGCTGACGGGTTTGTTGACACTATACCATATTTAGATACTCAATTTGCACTAACAAAGTGGCATAAAAAAAGCAAAACTTACACAAATTCCGGTGGGCACAAAACAAGTCTTTAATTAATGAAATTAAATAAATAAAATGAGCATTAAAAAATATACAAACATTGAACAAATAAATCTTAATAAACAAAATGTAGGACAATTTATAGAAGATAAGGATTTATTTATTATTGCAAAAAATGAAACAGTTACATCTACCTTTGGTGATAATTCATATGATACAATGGAAGTATCCGTTTATGATATAAACAATAATTTATTACCACAAAAATCAGGAAATAATGTTTCTTATATAAAAACGGGAGATATTAAAAATTATATGTATAATGTTACAAATAAAAATGGTACAAAAGAAATTGCGATTGATGCTGAAAAATTATTAAATGATTTGGGGTTTACCAATGGAATTCTCAAACTTAATATAAATTTTGTTAGAAATAAAGTTGGAAATAACAATGAATTATCGCGAGTATGGATACAAGAAATATCTCCGTCAAGAGAAGAAATTCGTATTTTACCATTAAAAACAAAAAATGAAACAATAAATAAAATAACTAATTTAGAATTTGCAAATTTAAAAAAACAATATAAAACATTTGCAAATGTAAAACAAAATATTAACTTACAAATTTCTACATTTGAAAATAGTTATTTAACTAAAATAGATGATTATTTAAATACACAATTTGGAACAGATTATTTATTATATCTAAAAAAAGATTTTGGATTACAAAATTTTGATGATTATGTTAAAAAAATATATACGGATTTTAAATCAGCAGTAAATAATTATTTAACAAACAAAAAATATAATATAACTTCAAGTGATTTTGGTAAAGTTGATGTTGTTAGATTTATTGATTCAGAAATATATAAAACAGAAGATATTGAAAAAGAAATTAATTTAATATTAATGGCATGTATTACAAAAAATCTACCGGATTTGAAACAAAGAACAATAGAAACTAAAACAATTGAAAAACAATTTACAAATTCTCCAATAGATAGACTTACATTAGACACCACCAATGTACCTCCTATTATATCAAATAGAAAAATTATTACAATAACACCGAATCAAATTAGTTTTACAAAAATAGCAGGAGGTACTGGTACCAATTTACCTACACCTAAACCAAAAGGAACATTGATTACAACAATATGTAAAGGATTTGACCAATATGAAACATACGCAGATGGAAATGGTGGTACATATGATACATTGATTAAGGTTAATTCTTTAACATGCGGATATGTTGCACCTACCCTCGGAGGTGGAACTGGAGGTGGAGGTGGAACTGGCGGTGGTGGGCGAGGTGAAGGTAGTGGAACTGGAGGTGGTGGACGAGGTGAAGGTTCAAATCCCGATGGTAGTAATGACGCAAAATAAAAACAATTTTTAATAAAGATATTTATAATAAATTAACACAATGGCTTTAACAAACTATGTAATAAACTTTGGTAGTAATTTTACTAGTGAATTGGGAACTCTTTTAACTTTAAATGTTGAAATCAGTAATTCATTGACCAAAACACCTTTAAAACCATTACTATTAAAAGATGGTAGCACTTTACCACAAAATATAGATTATAGTTTAATAAACAATGCCAAAATAATTTTATATTTAAGTGGTAATCTTCCCGAAGAATATGTTGTTAAAAAAATATGTTATACCAATAAAGCTACATATGCAACTGCACCAACGGATTTAACAAAATGGTCAACTGCAAAAGTGGCCGCTATTAACTCTCCATTTGAAATAGATAAAAATATAATTATAACTGGAGAATTATATGTTGTTGTTATTTTAGAAAAAACAACGGTAAAAGCTCCTACAATAGTTTTAACCAATCCAAATAAAAAAATAGATATAAAAGTAAAGGATTCTGATTTAGAAAAAGAATTAATTATTAAATTTACAAAACCAAATACAGATTATGTAACGGTTTATCTTTCACCAAATAGAATTGTAAAAACAGAAGATACATTTGTAACTTTATATTATAAAAAAGATTTTGATGGAATATTGGGTAATAAAAAAATATTTTTAGTTCCAAGTTCAGATGCATATGGTGATGGAGCTCCTGTTGAATTAATAATAAATTGGATAGCTGAGGCCGATACACCATCTATGGTTGAAATAGACATCGTTGATACAATAGATGTTCCAAGTTTTTCTAATTTGGATATTAATTTTGAAATAGAATATAAAACCATAAATGCAACAACGGTTGATATATTTTTATTAGCAAAAGATTTAACCAAACTACCATTAGTACAAAACCAATCTCCAAATGGTAAATTAAAATTAAATTTAAGAACTTTAGCTACTTCATATCCTAAGTGGAATGGTAATACCGACTTAACATTGGTTTTTAAACCATACAATAAGGGAGGACAAAAAATATTAGAGGGAACGGAGATATCGGCAACTACAAAAATAATATATCCAAATCTTAAATTAGATACCGAAAAAATTAAAAAATCAATTTATGATGGATTTTTAAACAAATTAGATTTTGTATTTGATAAAGAGGACAAATATTTAACACATATTGCTAATTTTGGAAATGATGAACAAATTATAATATCCTCTTGGGAAGAAGATGATTTTACACTTTCTAAAAAATCGGAAGATGAATTTGGTAATACAATTGTAAAACCAGAAGATATAGTAGAATCTACTATATTAAAATTATACAACCCACTTCCAGCATCTATTAATGAAAATACAACTTTATGGATTTCTAAACTATTAACAAATCCGTTAATAGAAACAATTATTTTAAGTGAACAAGATGATATAAAATGTCCTCCTATAAAGGGGCCTAATTTTAGTGTAGAAGTTGATTTTGTAATTGGCCAATCTACAAATTATGAATCGTTAGATAATTTAATATTAAGTGCATCGGTTTCCAGTTCATCACAATTAGTTGCAACGTATTTAAGTTCATCTTTAATAGAAACCGATGATTTAAATATTCAATACGCAAACGTTAATTTTACAAGTTCACATAGTGGGTCGGTAATGTCAGGTGCAGGTGAATACCTTTGGAATAATTTTGTCCATTTTAGTTCTGCAAAAGAAAGAGTAGATAATTTTATATACAAAGTACAATTGATTGAAAAATATGAACAATTA